ATCACCCAGATTCGCATGCTGATGAACAGCCAGCGTGACACAGAATCGGCACGTCGTGAGACGCCCGATGTTCCCGGCCCGCCGTGAGGCGCCCTTGAGTGAGGAGGTGATCCAATCCGACCGGGTGAGATGCCCGGAAAGTAGCAACTCAATACACCGAGTAAGCACCGTAAGAGCCCCGCCACCTGAGCGGGGTTTTTACTGAGCATTATTCAATCAAGGACAAGCGAGAACTGCATGAGCAAAGGCGATAAGCTAACAGCAAAGCAGCAGGCGTTTGTCGAACATTACATTGTCTCGCTCAACGCCAGTGATGCTGCGTTAAGGGCTGGATATAGCAAGAAAACAGCACCTTACATTGGAGCTGAGAACCTAAAGAAACCTAAAATCAATGCGTTCATCGATCAAGCGAAGCGCGAACGGTCAGAAAGAGTTAAGGTTGATGCCGATTATGTGCTGAAACGACTCTTTGAAATTGATCAGCTTGACGTGGCAGACATCCTGGATGTCGACCATTCCTTGAAGCCAGTATCGGATTGGCCGAAAGCCTGGCGCTTGTCCATTTCAGCCATCGACATCAAGCAACTGGAAGGCCCGGGTCCAGACATTGAAGCCATTCTGAAAAAGATCAAATGGCCGGACAAGCTCAGAAACCTTGAGCTGATTGGCAAGCACGTCGACGTGAAAGCGTTTGAGGAACAGATCAACGTTAAAGTCGATCATGCTGAAATACTGGACGCGGCAAGGAAGCGGGCAGCCAAGGCCAAGAAATGAGCGATGCTATTGAGCAAGAGCTGGCCGAAGACATTTCGCAGTTTATCTATGACCCCTACGGGTTCTCGCTGTATGTTTTCCCTTGGGGTGAGCCAGGACCGCTAGAGGAATTTCCGGACGGCCCGGACGAATGGCAGAAGGGCGTTCTTGAGAGTATCGCAGGAAGTTTTGATGTAGACCCCGAGGCAGCAATTCAGGACGCCACGGCTTCTGGCCACGGTATCGGTAAATCTGCACTGACGGCCATCATAATTTTATGGGCAATGAGTACCCGGCCGCATTTAAACGGGATCATCACCGCCAATACGACCACCCAGCTATCGACAAAAACATGGAGGGAGCTGGCAGTTTGGCATAAGCGATCAATCAACAAGCACTGGTTTACCTGGACGGCCACCAAGTTTTTTCACAATGAGCATCCGGAAACCTGGTTTACCGCAGCAGTACCGAACAGCGAACACAACAGCGAAGCGTTCGCCGGACAACACGCACAGCACGTTTTGATCATCTACGACGAGGCCTCTGGTATTCCCGACATCATCTGGGAGGTATCGGAAGGCGCGATGACGACGCCGGGCGCAATGTGGTTTGTTTTTGGCAACCCCACGCGGAACACCGGACGATTCAGAGAATGCTTTAGCCGGTATCGACACCGCTGGAATACTCGGCAAGTAGACAGCCGCACAGCAAAAATGACTGACAAGCGGAAAATAGCTGAATGGCTGGAAGATTATGGCGATGACAGCGATTTTTTCCGGGTCCGTGTGCGGGGTGAGTTTCCCCGTATCAGCGACACGCAGTTTATCCCCGAGACAGTCGTGGTTGAGGCGCAGGACCGCAACTTAAAACCCCAGGAGTTCGCCCAGTACCCCAAAATTATGGGAGTTGACGTTGCCCGGTTCGGTAACGATCAGAGCGTTATCACGCTACGCCAAGGCCCAAAAGTCCACTACCAGTACGCTTATCGTGGGCTGGATACTGTCGAGGTGGCCACTAAAGCCCGAGACCTATTCATCGACGATAGCAACATTGTGGCTATCTGTGTGGACGGGCCTGGAGTCGGTGGTGGTGTTGTTGACCAACTCGCTAAATTCAAATTACCAGTCGTTGACGTGCAGCCGGCGGGCAGATCACCGCAGCCGGAGGAATTTATCAACATGAGGGCATGGCTCTGGGGTCAAGCAAAAATTTGGCTGCAGTCTGCTGATCTACCCGCAGGAGACCGGGAATTGCTGGACGACTACACCGGGATTGAATACGGATATGACAAAAAGCTGCGCATCCAAATGGAATCAAAACAGGACATGAAAAAACGTGGGCAGCACAGCCCGGACAAGGCCGATAGCTTGAATTTGACATTTCATCCCATCGACAACGTTATTCGCCCTGCCCTTGAGCAACTTCAACGGGCACAAGCCAAATCGCGGCCGAAACGGAACTGGAGAGGCTTTGCATGAGCACGATTGAAACAAACGGCAATGAAATAGTGCAGGGCATCGATAAGTTGTTGGATGACCTGACTGTGCAGCCTGGTAAATTCGCAACGAATATCGGCAAGCTACATGCACAATTCAATCACCGCCAGCGCATGATCAAAATTATGGCTGAACTGAAAGGCCATTTCATCATTGAGTTTGATGTCGACGTGAATCAGTTCGCTAAAGATCCAGAAGCAGCATTCAACGCGGTACATGAATCTGTATCTGATTTTATGTTTGCAGCTATGCAGCGACGACACAATGAACGATCAGTGATTGCCGGTGTGATGAAGGAGATCCAGCAATGACATTGGGCCTAATGAACTGGCAGTCAGACGCTGATCTGGTTCGTGATGAAAACGAGCAGGCGATTGAGCAGGAAAAGCTGCAACGTAAGATCACAGTCGAATCCAGCTTAGCTGGACATATACGACAGAGCTGGGAGAACAACAAACAGGCAAAGCGTGATGTTGAACAACGACTACTGGAATGCCTGCGTAGACACAAGGGGGAATACGACGATCAGAAGCTGTCTGCTATTCGTCAAACCGGTGGGTCAGAGGTTTACATCAAGTTAACGACTACAAAGACTCGAGCGGCAGAGAGCTGGATTCGTGACGTTATTATGCCCGTCGATGAGCGTCCGTGGGGTTTAACGCCAACCCCGATTGCTGAGGTGCCCGAGCCGATCCGGCAGGCACTGATGCAGAATGTTCAGGCTCAGATACAGGAAATGCAGGCCCAGGGCGAACAGGTTGATCAGGGAACAGTCCAAAAAATGATGGAGGAGGCTGTTGAGAACGCGAAGAAACGGGCGCAAGAGCTGGCAGAAAAAGCCTCGGATAAGATGGAACTGAAGATCGAGGATCAGCTGGCCGAGGGCGGCTGGACTGATGCGCTTGAGTCATTCACGTCAGATTTTGCAATATACCTGACCGCGTTTATCAAAGGGCCAGTGCTTCGTCGACGCAAGACGCTGGCATGGAAAGAGGGGTGGAAGCCGGTACAGATCGATGAGGTCCGACCAGAGTTTGAGCGGGTGAGTCCGTTTGATATGTACCCTTCAGCCGATGCAGTCGACATTGATACGTCAGCCAATCTTATCGAGCGAGCACGGTACACCCGGGCAACGCTCAACGGTTTAATTGGTGTGGAAGGCTACGACGACGATGCACTGCGACAAGTTCTGACCGAATATGGTCAAGGTGGATTGCGGGACTGGATCTGGGGTGATCAGGAGCGAGCTCGGCTTGAAGGCCGCGAGCATGAATGGTTGCTCGGTGACAATACAATCGATGCACTGCTCTACTGGGGAGGCGTTCAAGGCCTCACATTGTTGCAGTGGGGCATGAACCCCGATCAAGTCCCTGATCCGTTGATGGAGTATCAAGTTGAAGCGATTCTGATTGGTCAGCACTGCATTCGTTGCATTATGCACAGCGACCCGATGCACCGCCGGCCATATCACAAGGCCAGTTTTCAAGAAATTTCTGGTTCGTTCTGGGGAATGGCTATTCCGGAATTGATGGACGATATTCAGGACATTTGCAACGCTACTGCTCGCTCACTGGTGAACAACCTGGCGATCAGTTCTGGCCCACAAGTGGATGTATCGATGGACAGGCTCGCGCCCGGTGAAGATCCGGAGGATATTTATCCCTGGAAGGTCTGGCAAACTAACAGTGACCGTATGGGCACCGGCAACAACCCGGCAATCAGATTTTTCCAGCCGGCCAGCAACGCAGCTGAACTAATGGCCGTATTCGAGAAATTTGAAACCAAAGCTGATGATGCAACCAACATTCCTCGCTACATTTACGGCAACGAAAACATAGGCGGCGCAGGCAGCACAGCATCTGGGCTGTCAATGCTCATGGAGAGCGCGAATAAAGGCATTAAAGCAGCAATCGGACACATTGATACCGGCGTCATTCGTCGAGTCATTGAGGCGCTGTGGCTGCATAACATGATGTACAGCAATGACAATTCGGTTAAAGGCGATTCCAAAGTCATACCGAAAGGGTCTAACGCCATGCTGCAACGTGAGCGCACGGCAATGCAGCAACGTGAATTGTTCGACAAGATTGCTAACCCGGACATTATCGGTCAAGCGCTGGGCGTTCGTGGTCAGATCGAGTTGTTGCGAGCAGTCACTAAAGGTGTGGGTATTACCGGCCTGGTACCTGACGGCATTGAAGACCAGATCGAAGAAAATATGAATCAGAAAGATCCTCAGTCAGAGTTAATGCTCGCGGAGTTGGAGGCCAAGATTGCCAAGCTGCAAGCCGAAGCCAAGAGAACGCAAGCACAGGCCGAGAAGGACATCGCGGAAGCCGGGCATGAACCTGTTAAAGCAGAGAAAACACTGGCGGAAATACAGGAAATACTGAATCAGATGAGGCAGCAGAATGCAGGACAAACCAACGAAACCAGACGCGCAACAAATGGAGGCTCTGGCCAAGCTGGTAATCAGCGGCAACCCCGGATGGAAAGCCCTGGAGCAATGGCTGGAGTACGAGAAGCAGCGTTCCCTGGACTTCCTATCGGACGCAGTGCAGCCGGTGGAAATACACCGAGCCCAAGGGGTGCTGGGTACAATCAACAGGCTGGTCGATGACATCAACGGCCATATCGACCGCATGCGCAAACAAGGCTAACACATGAAATATTCTCGCCGGTTAGGCCTATTCGTTATCAACACAACAGTTATCGAAGAAGATTCAGAAGCTGTTTATGCCGTTATGGGGCAATGTATTCCCGTGCGTGCCGAGCAGATGTATGAGCACGATGGCATTGAATATCTCGCTATCAGCGACCAATTTGATCCGGTCCCTTACGGTGTGGTTGTCCCGGAGTACGTAGCCAACATAACTCGCACAGAAGGCGAGCCAATCGAGGTAACGTTTACCAGAAAATAAACTGACTCTTTCCATAACAAAGCCGCTTCCGGAGAAATTTTGAGGTGGTTTTTTTATGGGCGAAACCGCTAAGACGCTCGCTCTGTGAACCCTGGCACTTGCCAGCTCGCACCCACTCCCAACCCGTCGCGAGACGCTGGAGAAACAATGAACTTACCGAAATCAGTCCAAACACAAGCCGACGCCGCCGAAGCCGCCCGCTCATCCGCTTACGATGAACCCGAGCATACAGGGCCGGTAGCAGCGCAAACCGATAAGGCACCGCAGACAGAAGCCATACAGCCCGAACCCGAAACCCGAGACGCCGGTTACTGGCGCCATCGCTTCGAGGTCGTCGAGGGCAAGTACCGAGCCGAAGTCAAAGTGATCCCGTCGCTGCGCCAGGAGATCAAGGATCTGAACGCACAAGTGGAGCAATTAAAATCTAGTCAGGGTAGCGCATCGGGTGATGTGAAATCCGC